CACCGTCTACGTTCATGTAATTGGTGCCGCTATCATAATTGATGTCTGCATCAATTTGATTGCTGTCACCTTGCACAATCCAATCTAAATCGGTACTACTGGCTAATGCTGTTGTTGCTAAATCTAAAGTGAACGTATTGCTTCCACCAGTAACATCAACGTTTACGTTTGAGTTATCAGCACCAAACGCATTCGTTGGATCCATCTTCGATGTGAATGTATTTGAGTCACCATCAAACTCAAAGAAACCTGTATAACTGTCAGCATACATATCGCCAAAGAATTTATTACTGTTACCGATCTGGTTTATGTCTAACGTCATAGACGTTCCATCTAAATCTAACGCCGTCATGTTCCCGGCTTGTGCATTAATACCACCAATAATGTTTCCTGATCCCAATTGCTCGAGATCAATATTTGCAGTAGCTCCTACTTGATCTACAAATATCTCGTTATCGTCAGCGTAAACTAACGATATTATCAATATTAAAAATATACCTAAAAATAATTTATTCATACTTCCAGTATCCTCTATCTACACCTATTAAAGTTATTTCATGTACCGCACTTTCTATTGCTCTTTGTAGAGCAATTGAAGTGCTCTCGTTTTCAGTTACCCCACCCTCAAGTTCCAATAGTTGACTGCCCTGGCTAATAAAGCGAAACACATCCTGTGATAACGCAACCGATAAAACGGTCTTACTGGTTAATGTCTCGATCAACACTTCACCAGTAGAAACCGATACTAGCCTCAATGACACGGTTATCGTATCTTCTCGCCATTGCTTGCTTGACGAGATACCTAATAGTCTGCCGCCAACACCCCCGCTCTTTATGTTCGTATCGTACGACAGCACACCGCCTTGCATGAGTAACCCAGCTAGTAAGAGTGGTTTGAGGGCACTCTCCTCGTCAAAATTATCCCTTGTAGAACGTATTAATTGCCTTTCTTTGGTTAAACTGTCTAAACCGACTCTCTCTACTACTTGATAGAATTTTCCATTAGCAGTGTGTTTTAACGCTCTAATTAAGTACGCCTCTGGCGCTTGTGTGATTGCTGTCGAGAACAATGCAAACTGGCCATTGGATTTTCTTTGCCCGGTTAGGTCTTGCAGACTGTTCGCATAAACGGCGATGACAGGTTTTCTTTTGGCTGGTGGTACAGCCTTCAATTCTTCGGATTGAAGCTGAATCACCGCTGCTTCGTTTATTACAATATATGGTAATCCATCTTTTTGTAGATCACTATAATTAACTGCACAACTAGAAAGTAAAAGAAGCAGTAGGAACCGTAATAGTTGTTGTGTCGCCATTCTCATCAGTAATTGTCAATGTAATTTTATCTGCTTCTGCTATGTATTCTATTAAATTGCCTTCTAACTCTAATTTACCTTCCGTGCTCGGATTCTCACCAAATAACTGATCTACTAATTGCCTTGATAGTTGTGCATAAACTCTTGATTCAAAATTACGAATAAACCGAGCTAGTGTTGTATTCTGCTGTGCTCTTGCTAAATCATCAGCATCGGATTCAATCTTTTCTTGTATGGCGTTCTTTCTGGTGTTCTCTTGATTCTCGATTGTTAGGTAATGACTGCTGCTGTTTACTCCTGAGAAACTTGGGCTTTTGAATTTGAATAATAATTCATCGGCACTTACGGTACCGATTAGGAATAATAAACTAATCTTTGCGCTGATCTTCACGGTCTGCTTTAGCTACCTTGTCTATTTCAATTAAATTGGGAATACCTAAAAGAGTTTTTAGTAATACGTCTTGTCTGATAGTTTGATTATCTAACGCTCTTACTCTATCGATCAGAGCGACGATAATCCCATATTGTGCGTCTAGTTTAGTGCTAAGTCTCTCTTCCATAGCATTGAGTGATGCATCTACCTTCTCATCAACGACATCAATCTTTTGCTCCATGCCATCAATAATTCGGTTAATGAGTTTCCAGATAAAGAAACCAAGGCCCAGTGCGGAAGCTACTGGAAATCCAACCTGGTTGATTAGGTTGATTATGTCATCCATTGCTTGTTACCTTATAGGTTACTTTGTGTTACACTAGCGGCATGACTAATGTAACTAAAATTCCTGATATTATAATCGGGCAGAAAACTGCACGATTAAATACTTATGATGCTCGTTATTGGTTTTATACTAGTACCAATGCGAGGGATGTTCTTGATTGTCATTACAGTCCAGAAAGTTTAGATTTTCCAGCAGTTGTAAAATTACCAGATAACTTGATTGATCGTTTTGAAATTATCTTAGAATCATGTGGTGACGGCCTTATAGTAAAGCACGAGAGCTCTCAGAGTCCTTACGATTTTCGAGAGCTAGAATCCCTCCAGCGCCGACTGAGGCTGGGAGCAGAGCCCTCATCAGAGTTGGCTCACCTTTTATAAATCTTTCTGCTGCTTCTTTTTCTGATATACCTAAGTTCTCTGCAACTTTGGCAAACTTTTGATTAAATAACTGTGTGATGTTTCTGGCGTCAGCTACGCCAGTAACATCTGCTCCACCTACCCATGCAGCCGATTGCACTGCTGCCGGATCAATACCAAATTCTTTTGCAATTCCTTGCTGTAATTTTTCTAAATAACCGTACTCGGTTTTATATGGCTGCCTTGATAACCCAGTTACAAGTTTCATGTTGTGTGAGTCTACAGTTACCGGTTTTAAGTTACCCATTAAATTATCTGCAAAACTTGTGACTTTTGCCTGGTCAACTGGATTACCTAATAACCCTGTATTCTCTAATCTATTAATTAGAGAACGATGGGCTGTTGTTGTTGCTAAATGACCCATCCCTGGAGGGAACATATCATTGGTCATATTAGTAATTGGTAAACCTTTGCCATACTTCATTCGATATAAAACAAAGGCACGATCAATTTCTTTTGATACAGTTGATCTTGGTGAGACACCGGCATTTAATTGCATAAATTTATTAAATCTTTCTGTGCCTAACTGTGGTCCTAGCACTTCCATAAATTCATCTTTAAGTCCACCCATCCAGTACCAACGATCTGCACCTTTATCTATGCCAGCTTGTACATACTCCTTAAACTCATTTTTTTGTTTCTTATTGAGTTTAGTGCTATCTGGCTGTGCTTTTGGTTGATACCGATCTAAGGATGATTGGGCAACGTCGTCAATTCTTTTTTCTTGGATAACACCACCTATATCCATTTGTACATAATCCGGCCTACCTGGTAGAGCCTTAATCATTTCTGGGCTTGCGTATTCATCGGACCAAGGAAGTCTGCCTGTTTCTACGGCGCCTCTGTTTTTATATCCTTGGGCCAGATATGTATCGAATGCCTCAAGGTTTTTAGCGCCGGCTGCCCTTGCTTTTGTTAATGCAGCACTCATGGCGCCAGGGCGATTACTTTTTGGGTTTTTAAATAAATTACCTACATAACCATTACTATCCATGGTAAATCCAAAACCGCCGTCCTCGGTTAAAAATACTTTGCCATCAAAATTATCTGGATTAAAGGCATCGACTTGAGCACGATTTTGGGCGTTCATGTTTTTTCGTGCGTCATCTAAATAAAACTGAAAATTACGTTTTGCTATTACCTTGTCACTACCTTCAAACTCTTTAGCCAATAAATTTGCATTTTTAACAACAGAAGCATCACCTTGAAATGCCTTGGCGCCTTTAGTTAATGCCATCAGTGGTGCAGCCTTTATTAACTGTGCTGGATTTAACCCGGCTAATATTCCAGCTTGAGTTTTTAATGAATTAGGGTCAGCACCCATTTGTTTTGCAATATAGTCACTGGTACCAACACGCTCAGAGAATGGTGGTAATGGCGTATTGTCTCTTTTTATTTCTGGTCCAGCTTGGTACGGACCACCAATCAGTGAAGGACGATCTGCTGGCATATCTTGTGTCATTGCTGCCGGTAGATCACGGCCAACCAAGTTAATCATATCTCCGGGTATACCGAGTAAGCCAGCCACCCTTCCTTTGAGAAACTCAGGGTCGGCTGCTAAATCACTTGAGGGTCTTGTTCGATATGGTGATTTGTAAGGCATATTAGTTGCCTATAAGACCAAGTGCTCCCGGTGCAGCACCTACGTTCGGTAATACTACTTCTGGACGTGCATCGATAGCGTTTTTAAGTTGTGAGGCTCTGAAACGATCTCCAATGGATCGTAACATTGGGAATGCAGCCATAAACTTATTACCATCCTTAATGCCTAGTACCGCTATTACTCTATTGGTCATATCTCTTAGCATAGTGGCTTGTGCAATTGCTGTATTAGATGTGTTACTGGCACCACTTGTCGTGCGTTGTGCTACTCTAGCAAATTGCTGTAATAAGGCTTTTTCTTCGGCGCTGAATAACGCGCTCATTAGAGGCGCGTTATCATCGAATGCTTTAGTTATAGCACTAAGTAGTTTGTTTCCACTGATTCCTTGTGCATTTTTACCAGATTGAACGATGCGTAAATACACTTCTTGGCGTATACCGTTCCAGGCATCAGGCGTTAATAATTTTTTCATTTTTAATAGATCACGTTGCAAACCAGCTTTGGATAGAAAATTCATACCATTAGCATTAAATATATAACGTGCAGCATCTTCTGGAGCTACGGCTAACTCAGTATTATCGTTTCTATTTTTACGAGTCAATCGGTCAACTAAGTTATTGCTCTTCCAGGTCTTAGCAAAATCTTTATAATTTTTTATGGCTGACGTCCAAGCCTTAATTAACTCACCCTCACCTTTTAATAAAGCGGTATCGGCCAAAGTTTCAATACGATCATCAAGTTGTTTTTTAACACTATTTAATGCTACGCCAGTTTCATTTCCAAAGTTACTGGCTGCCTTAGAAGTAACTTGTTGACGCAATCTAAATAGATCACTGATAGAGACATTGCCTTTTTGTGTGCCTAACTTCGTTACACGATCTAACATTTGTGTGACTACTGGTAAATCGTCTAATGCGTGTGATCTAGTGACATTCGCCCGGACACTTTCACCAAAACCTTTAAATACTGTTGGGGGTATTGTAGCGCCTGTGCTTTCAGCTAAATCTTCTGTTTTCTTATATTTTGCTCTGGCCTTCGCTTGAGCAGCAGCACGTTGCGCCGCTAACTCGGCTTGTGCTGCTTCACCACCACCGCCTCTAGTAATAACAGGCGATGCTCCAGCAATCATTCTTTGTATTTCAGTTACGTTTTCATCGAGAGCACCTTTTGATGCCTCTCTAGCACCAGCAATAATTTCTTGAGCTTGAGTGCCATAAACGCCTTTACTGGCAGCATCCTCTAGTAATTGATCTCGTGGATTGCCAGATAAATTAGCTCTGGTTTGTGGTACTGGTACTGGCAAGGATTGTGATTCAGCATAACGTACGGCATCATCAATGTTGCTTGGTGGTAATTTGTTTGGACCGAATTGCCCGGCAAGTCTTGCCTTAAACTCAGTAGTCATTTTATTCCACTCAATACCGAGTTGTTTTAATGCTCTCTCGCCTACATCGGTTAATTGGCCATTTCTGAATACAGCATCATCACCCATATTGAGTTTTGTCATGGTACTGCGAACCGCATTAACAATAGATGGGATTGCGGCAAATAAGGCATCACCGCCAGCTTGAAATGCAGCCGTAGTAGCGCCGGTCATTAATGCTTTACCAGGTCTTACTGGACCACCAAACATGCCATCGTCAATCTGGCCACCAGTTGCATCAGCAATAACATCTTGCTCTGCACTCAATGCTGTTCCGGTTGTTCCGGCTCGCAGTGCGTTACCACCGATAGAGCCGCTCATTGAGCCGGGTATCATTTTATTGATACCCAGAAAACTAGCAATATCGAAAGCAGTCTTAATCAAATCTTGACCTGATAAACCCGGTTGATTGATATAATATGGTTTGCCGTCCATAACAACCGTAGTGTTACCCATATCATCTTGGCTGACTTCGGTACCTGGAAATTGCTCTTGGATAATATTAACTGAGGTCTGAATATCTGGTGATGATAAAGTACCAGCCGATGCAGCTAAAGTGGCTTGTGGATCATTTAAAAATCCTGACAAGCCAAACTCAGGGGATGCACCAATTTCTGGGATGGTCGGGTCGTACCGACCAGCACCAGAAATAAAATTACCGGCTTTAAAAGCAGTAGCAGCAATAGTATCTGGCTTTACCCAATTATCTTTATTTTTCCAATCTCCACCTTTAAAGATATAAACACCATTCAAGCCACCTTTAGTTGTGCTTTTTATATCGTATTCTTGACCTACTGTATATTCATTTGCCATTACTTAATCCTATTACCATCTACAACTACTGCATCATTTTCAAAACCTAAGTTTTTAAATGTAGATGTTCTTTCATCAAAATAAAGATCGCCTTTTTTGAGGTAACCGGCTTCTTTTTCCAACTCAAAATCAGTCTTACCATCTGAGTACACTTCAAAATTATACGATCTAAATAATGGCGCTATATGCTCTTGGCGTGGTTTTTCTAATCCGGTTTTTGGGTCAAAGATTATCTTGGACATATAGTCATCAAAACCAACTAAATTACCGTTTTTACGCAAATATTTTTCTTGCTCTGAGAGTATTGTTTTATTACTTGTGTCGCCATTAATAAATACATCCAGTATTAGGCGGTTACCTTCTGCAGTACCGGCGAGGGTTGCAGTCGCTTGCTCGAACGCTATCATTTCTTTATCTGAAGTTGATCCTGATCCTTCGGCTCTCATTCGTGGCACAATAAACTTAGCCATTGCCTGGAAGAATTCTTGCTGCGGAACATTTGAATCATAAAGGAAACCTAAATCAGTCGCCCATTGCTTCATTGGTAACATAGCCTCTTGCATTTTACCGGTTTCAAAATCTGGGTTATTAAGCATACTACGCATAACTTTGGCACGATTCATTACAGGTTTATTTTGATTGATTAAAGTCCTAAAATCTTTAACTCTTCCCATATCCAAATCAAGAAATGCCAATCTTTGTTTTTCTTCAAAATTTTGTTCTCTCTGATCTATGTTTACAGCACTTGGTGAAATACTTTGGATAAACGCACCATAAGATTCAATACCAGAATCTATCATTTCTTGATCTGCTGGTGTAATAACATTATCGTCTGGTGTTGGGTCTTGGTTAAGCATCCCATAAGTCATTAAGTTAGATGGTATTGCTTGAGGTGTTCTAGTATAAGGCGCTGCAACTATTTGTTGCTGTACGCTTAATGGAAGAGTGTTAAAACCAGATCGTTGATCTGGTGGTAGAGCTTGACCGTAAGTAGACATTGCTTCACGCAATCTTTGTTCTTCTTCTTGTGCCCGACGTAATTCCTCAAGTTGCAAATTTTGGATTTGTCGATTCGGAGTTGGCTTTAAAAATAACTGCTCTTGCACTCGATTTAAAAGATTTGACCTAATATTATCCAACACACTCATTATATTAATCCTCTAATGTAACTTTTCTTTAACATTTCTGCCTCGGCTTTTCTCTTGCGCAAGGCCTCTAATTCTTCTGGCGGCATCATTAATTCATTAAGAACGGTGTTATCTTTTATGTACTTTAATGGCGATCCTAAAAACGATGTTAGCGTAGACATTGGATTTAATTGCATTAACATTTTCTGCGGATCAGATAGTAAACCGCCATAACTTGCTGCCGTATTTTTACCTAAATTTTTAATGCTATTAAACATATCAACTCGGTGTAGGTAAGCCACCACCCAGGCTACTAGAGCGTGAGCTTTGCATAACTGGGCTTGGTAATAATCCAGAAACACTGCGTAATACATCTAACATTCTTATTGGGTAATCACGTTGGTCTGCAAATCGCGCGTACTGGTCATCCATAATTCGTTGCCCTTGAGCTTGTTGCAGATCACCTACTCCACTCAATGCTGCGGCGTCACCGAAGCGCATACCGCGCATCGTGCCGCCTAACTCGCCTAACATACCTCCAGCATCTAAACGATTCTGAGAGCCCTGTAAGCCGGCTGCTTGATTTAATTGTTGTGCTCTTAAATCGGCATCCATCCCGGATAGTTGTGCTTGTAGCATCGCTTGCTGGTTTAGTCGCTGTGCATCCATCTGATTACCGATGTCTTGCATCGCTAATCCAGTTGCTTGATTAAAGCCAGTGTTACGCATATCAGCGGCTATACGGCCACCAATATCTAATGCGTTACGCGCATTTTCGGCTTCTTGTATTCCTTGTCTAGTTCCACCAAAAGCATTTGCTGCTTGAGCCGAGGCTGCAATATTTGTATCTTGTATTTGGCGTTGCCTCTCTATATCGCTCATCGCCGCATCAATAGCGCCAGTAGTATAAGGATTCATGTAATTAGCCATATCGGTGTTTCTAAATAAAACGGGATTAACCTGATTTACCGATCCTAGACCCATTGAGGCAACCTGATTCGGTTGATACTGAGATTCATTAAATGCCGTCATAGCTGCTTGATTCACTTCGTTTTGACCGAAGCCTCCTCTGGCAGTATCTACTGTTGCTTGTTGGCCTTGTAATTGAAACGGTGAGAATGGTGCAACTCTTGGTGCCTCGTATGCTTGATACGGTTGTGCTGCAACTTGTTTTCCGGTTTCAAATACATCAAATAAAGCCCCTTTAATTTGGGGATCCATCATTGTATTTGAATCGGAGCTACTTTTACTTAAACTCATTTTCTATTCCTTCCTCTTGGTCCAGAGCGTGATCGCCCTTTTCTTACTTGCGGTATGTTATCGGTTATTAAACCGGGGATTAAACTGGATGTATCTGTTGGTGTATTACCCAATAACGAAGGCAAATCAATTAATGATTCGCCAGGCTCATCTACTGGTTTAAAAAACATTGTGTAATCACCAAACATACTTTCTTGGCCATCTCGTGTATTACCAGTGCCAGGTAATACACCAGTGGCGTAATCAAATTCAATACGATTGCCTTGTGCGTCATACATATTGGAATCTAATTCACTGGAATATGGAATATCTCTAGCGTCCTCATAGGCACCATAGAATCCAGGGCGTTGTCCAGTACCGGAGCTCGCTACTGCTTGCTCGGCTACTGGTGCAATTTCTGCTGCATTTGGCATTGGCGCTTGTGGCTCGAAACTTTTGTAATAATCCATTCCGGGTTGTTGCACCATTAATGGGGAACCATAAAATTGAGAATAGTCCATACCGGTATTAGGCGCGTAAGACGCCTCCGGTAAACCGGTATCTTTGACGGTTGCATCCTCAGATTTTAAACTGCCTAATTTTTCTATCTCACCTTCACTTAATGCCATTACGCTATTTCCTTAAATAAATAGGTCCAAACTGCTTTGTACCCAAATTTCTTTCCGAGACGTTCCCAACCTGGACGTCCAGCAATCGTTATAAAATCGCATTTTGCTTTACTTGCAAAATCCTCAATAGCTGGTCTCATCTTGCCTAACTCATCTAAATTACCAGCCGATAAAAATAAATGCAGCGAACGTTTCTGTGGAAACTTATTTAATTCAGTAATAATAAAACTGTCCTTACCGGGCCAGAAAATCATTGACTGATTACTGATTCCATTAACTACATCTTCGTATGTATGAGTACCAGGATTGTATTTTAATGCCTTCTCTATTAGTTTCTTGTATGGCTTTAAGAACGTCCTTACATCACTCATACTGTACTCGCTGACAGCGTACCGCTGTCGCTTACTTTCACTTCATATCTCGTGCCGTTCGGACTCTTGATGATCAGTTTTGCTGCTCCTACTTCTATGTCTTGATCTCGCTTATGATTTTGCACATCAGCGAGTTCAATTGTTAAATTCTTTTGTCGTTCATTTTGTGCGTCGTATTGCTCTGCAACATTAGGCAACCTCATCTTCTCGATCCTTGGGCGACATCTAACCTCATCGTTCCAACACGCCAATCAGCGCCTATATTGCCCTCTACACGCATCTCTACCTGACGCCCAGTAAAACGTACTGATGTCGGGTTAGCCATTGTGTATGGGCCATGTGTTGACTCAGAGGCATTCGGATACAATCGCGTTTTAAATTTAGCAACTACATCGCCTTGTGTTTTCTCATCCGGGATTAATGATTTAGCAACCATTAATCTATCACCGGCACCAATCTCTATTGGACCACTCTCTGCAAATACAGTGGCCGAGTCATAATCAAAACCAACCTCATGTTCATATATCTTGCTATCAGTACCGACCATGTTCGGGTAAATAAATACCCCGGCGTCTGTTCCGGCTGTTCTGGCTAATGAGCCGATTGACCAATGATTCTCTCGATAGTTGTATGAAACGTATCGATTGTTTTCTGTTGAATTCGATGATGGATAAAACCACCATATCTCCTGATGTCCAGAGTTCTTAACTGCATACACTTTTGAGCGTTGTGCAGTATTGATATCACTAAATACATAATCACCGACATCACTCGGTAATGATCTCACTGAGCCGTCGTATAAAAAGAATGAGTTTTTACCCATCCAATATGCCGCTGTGTCTGTGGTAGCGGCAGCATTGGCTGACGCAATACCACATCCATCACCGACTTTACTAATACCATAAACGTACGGCGGTCCTTGATACGTTGCTGCATGGCAATCAATATCTGTAAATAGAAGTGTCTGCCCTCTTGTACTGATTGCCGTAATTAGATTCCCGGCTGTTTGTAACACTAATGAACCAGCTTGATTGGTTGCCGCTGCAGACCAGGTATTGTTATCTTCTTGATCCGACCATTGCACTTTGTTACCGACACCGCCCGCTCCTAATGCAAATACAAATCGCTCATCAGTAACGAATATTGCTGTGTTACTTGTCGGTGCATTACTTAATACTGCGGCAACTGCTCCGGTGTTTAATTGCCATTCATATATCTTGCCATCGGCGTTTGAGCAAGCTAATAAATACTGGCCCCAAGGGTGCAATGACCAGGTAGTTGCTGGTGTGTAAGTTCCTGAGTCTGGTCTTGGTGTACCAAACTCATTATCGCCGTATGTCAATGCATTCCAGCCTAAGTTTTGTACGGCATCTGCATTACCAGTAGTAAAACTACTTGGTGTGATGTCGGTAATCACATTTGAGTCATTAACAAAATATAATTTTGATTCTGTGCCAGCGGCAGTCTGTCTGCCACCGGCATTATTAGTCCAAGTCAATAACGCACGACATACACCAGTAAATGCCGAGGTAGTACGTTCTCGCCAACCATTAACCGGTTGCATACCGCCTTCATACCATCTTACTAAATTACTGTCATTCCAACGGCCTGAGTTTTGTAGGTCTGTGCCGTTCTTAAATACGCCAGGTGGTATTGTCAATGGTACTAATGGCATACTCGATACTCTCCTGTCTCGATCATCTCACATAACTCGTCAGCACGATCGCCTACTTGCTTGGCCCAACGGCTGTCATAGAAATGCATAGATGCCGCTTTATAATCTTCTATCTCCATGGCATTTAAGGCGTTCTTAAAATTCAATAGTTTAGTCATACCTAAGTTAAAACAAATATCAATTATGGCGTCACGTCTTACTTCGTCTAATTCTAAGAACCAAGGAAATGATGCAGATAACTCATCAATAACCCGATGGACGTCATTAACTAAAAGCATACTTATCTCGTCATCGGATAATCCTAACCCGCCAGCGCCAATCGCTCTGCCTATCCCGATTGTTTCCATTCCAACCGAACATTTATAAACGTGACTTCTCACCCCTTCGTGCCGGGTGATCATTTTTATTAACTTTTCCATAACTTCCTATCTATCGTCATTCTTTTGTGAGGCACCAAAATAAAAACTAATTACAGCACTTGCTAGACCGCCAAGGTATCCTAGGATCAAATTAATCAATGCCTCATCATTTGCTTCGGGCGGTTGGATTGAAACTAAAAATATATAACCCATGAATCCACCTAAAGTAGCAATACCCATAATTCGGGTAGTCCAGTCTTTAGAAAAAGTATTTCTGGCGTGTTGTACGCTTTGCACCTCAAGACTAAAAACATCAACCTGTAACTTTTCCATTTGAATCTCAAAATCAGCCTCGACTTTTTTGACTTCGAGTAACTGCTCTGGGGTTGCTGCGGATACAGCTTTCTCGATTGCCTTGGGCGTGCTTTCACAACCGAGCACCTCTGCAATCATAGTAGCTGCGGTGCCACCCATAGGGCCGGCTAATGCCGATCCTAATGTCGGTGCAATACTGCCAATAAGATTTTTTATATTAGAAAATTTCATATTTCTTGATTAGTTCCTTAATGGTTTCTGTTTCATAAATACGAATTAATGTCCATACAATAGTTAGTGCTGCTGCCAGTGGTGGCAGCCAGCCTAACACTGACCCGGTAGTAGCTGAGACGGCTACAACGTCAATGGCTATTTTAGTCTCTTGATCCATCACTCTTCTCAATAATTTGTGGCTTCTCAACCGAATCAATTAAAAGATTAGTGAAGGTGCTCATTGCTACCTCGCGTTGGCCAAGTTGCATTTTGATGGCATTGACCTGGGTTTCTAAATCACGAATCTGCATAATTAGATACTTTTGATTTTCCGATAAATCTTGCTCTGGAATTTCTTGTCCATTAATTGAAACTACATTGCTCTTCTGATCCATGTGATCTCCTTACGAAATTGTTTTCTGTACTGATGTCGGTGTTATTTTTTCAGCTATTTGAGCATCTAAACTTGCTTTTAATTCTGTAACTTTATCTGCACCTAACGCTGCTTCAACCCAGCTTTGTACGTTTGCTTTTGAGACACTAGCAAAGGCTGTAAAACTTGATAGGTCAGAAGTATCTAAACTTTGAGAGCCGTAACTTGTAGCAGTTTGATAAGCACCTCTTGAGTCTTTGTTAGTATCATCAGTACCTGTTAGTCTCCAATGTACGTTATGAATTACATCTGCTTTACTGTCTTTTGTTGGGTATGTATCGACAGTTGAAACATCCCATGTGTATGCTATTGCCATTCTATGCGTCCTCTAATGTTTTAACTTTTGTTTCTAGTGTTTCAATTCTGGTCATAGCTTCTTGTAAGGCTTTAATAGCTTTCATATAAAGTACAGAGTATTTAACCTCTTTAACTTTTTGATCTTTTAAATCTGAGTTATATGCTATTTGATATTCGTCAGCATCTTTTTCTTGAACAAGACCATTCATTCCAGACGCTTCTAATTCTTGAGATACGACACCTATTTTGAAACCATCGTCAGGTTGCATACCTAATTTAAACTTACGAACCTTAACTGCTTTTATATCATTCCATTGTGATGAAGCATCTGCTATATCTGTTTTAAGACGTTGATCTGATATTGATCCATAAGAGTTATTTGTGTTTGTTACGTTTCCATCTTGAGCAACAATAAATTTATTAGCTACACCACTAATCTGCGCCTTGTAAAAGAAAAAAGAACCGCCATTTTGCGAACAAGCAGAATTTATAATCGTCTGACCAAAACCTGAGTTGTTCTGATGGTCTGCTACAAAAACTGGTTCGTTCGTTGCATTAGCTACATGAAGTCTTGTTGTTGGATTTGTAGTTCCTACGCCCACGTTTCCACCAGAGGTCAGACGCATCTTTTCCGCAGCACCATAACCAATCAATAAGTTATTTTGATACCTAATACAATAATCAGTATTTCCACCCGCAGACAAAAGTTGATTAGCACTACCCATATAACCTATTAATGCGCCTTGATGACCTAATGAATATTGAATATAGCCACCATTTGTAGCTGTGCTTTGAACCGTCATGGGGTGATTAGTTGCATTGGTAATTTGTACTTGCCCACCTACTGACATATCAAGAGTAAGTGGTGTAACAATGGAGCCACCATCATTACCTTCAAATTTTAAATCTTTATCTTGAACGACAGACCTTATTTTGAAATCATTTGATGAGTTAATAAATTGACCAATGTCTGTGCCACCATCAGCAAATTTCAAATCTCCGCCATCTGCATCTAAAGTAATATCTCCCGCAACATCAATCGTTAAATCACCACTTGATAGGTCTATTTCTGTGCCATCAATAGTTATATTGTCTACTGAAACTCCAGCATTTGCTGTAACAGCGCCGCTTGCTGTCAATGCAGCCACTTTAGTAGTTCCAGCAAGGTTAGTATCAGTTAATAGATCATAAACGACGGCACCAGACCCGGCACCATCTGTTGCAATCATTTTTACTTCGCCGGCAGCCACCGCGACATTCGCACCAGAGCCTTGAGTAAACGTTAAAGTATAAGAGGTAGCATTCTCAATCATCCATACTTTACTAACGGTGTTCGGTGCCAGGGTAACTGTGCAAGCCTGACCACCGCCAGTACATTTTAAATAAAACGATCGAGCCTCATCTGAGGTGCCATCGGCCATTGTAATTGTGTGTGTTGAGGCATCTGCTATGGCCTCAGAGCCATAGCTAAATGCCTCTGCTATTTGCTCTAATGAGGAATTTAATTTCGTTCCCCATGCTCCAGAGTTTTCTCCGGTTGCCTGTTCTTCTAGTCTTAAATCGTTAACGTATGTACTTGCCATGTTATTTAGCCTCTTATGCTACTTTTTTCCAATCTGTTGATGCGCTGGTTTGCCCAGTCCATGTATTTGATGCTGATCCTGAGTCTGTCCAGGTTGTTGATGCTGGTGTCGCTTGGCCCCATACCAGAACTGTGCCAATTTCTCCTGTACCGGATACGCCAGTCGGGTAACAGTACGCATTACCGACGACCGAAGATATTGAGCCAATTGCACTAGTGCCAGATACGCCTGTCGTTTCAACAGTATTATCGGTTCTTGTTGTAACCGCTCCGATTGCGGATGTGCTTGCAATGCCAGTCGGCGTGATACTGGCTGCGCCAGTCTCGGTTGTATCGCCAATCGACCCAGTACCCGATACGCCTGTAAGCGAGACATTTGAGGCTGCCGAAACACTTAACGATCCAACTGCTGACGTTCCAGCGACGCCAGATAATGTAATGCTTGCTGCC